CATCTCATACGCTTCAATCATCTCGCTACGACCACCCAATTGACCCTCCACACGCACTCCAAAGAGCATTGGTGAGTTTACCTTGTGTGCAACAAATATCTCTTGTTGTACGGTCTTATTCAGCAAATCAAATTGCTTGTCAAAGTCCGATGGTTGCAAGTTGTTGATGACTGATTCTTTCTCTTGTGGATCGTTGTATTGGATGATAAGTCCACCAGCATTGTCCGTGCCTTGATAATTCTCTTTGAATCGTCTTGCAGTTGCACGAGCTTCTTCAGGTGTTGGGATTCCCTTGAATAACTGGATGTGCGTTTGTGCGGTGAATCCGTTTTTGATTGAATTCAAATAGTAATTGGAAATCTCGGTGTCAACCTCAATGTATTTTAACGCACCAACATAATCAGGCAAAGGATATTCGCCTTGACCAGGTCGGTAGAATTGGCAATAATAAAGTGACTTTGATTCTCTTGTGGTTGCGTTGAATGGCTGATAGTGAACTTGCTCCGCTTTGCGGTCAGTCCAATCCTCGCAATACACATACTCGCCTTCAAGTCCTTTGCGGATATTCTTGAAAGGGATGTGGTAAATTTCAGCAATTGCCGTCTTGGCTTTGTTCCAAATTATCTCCAAGCAATAACCATTGAACAACTCAAGGTCATAAGCAATCTTGTTCTTAACTTGGTTAAGTGTTTCGTAAGCATTGATCGCTTGAATCTTTGCTTCGGCTTTTGCGATGTCAACGGTGTTTTGTCCGATTACCTTTGTCCCAACTCCAGCAACATACGATGCTTTGGATGAAACGATGGCATTGTGCTTGGGTGACTTATTGAATAACTCAATTAAAAAATCGGGATACAAGTTGTCAGCACCAAAAGTCACATATCCTTTCGCCTTGTTTTCCTTGAAAACGGGAAGGACATTGTCGTGAAAGTTGATTCTTTGGAAGATCATTGAAAGTAAATAGCAACTTACAACGATTGCAACATACTAATCAAATCGGGGTGGGGATAAACATCAATTTTATCTGCACGAACTGAGTTGTGAGTGAACACTCCGTTCTTGCCTGACAATGCTCTTTTTGTCACCGACCAAATGTCCTCGTGATAAGTTAGGTCAATGCCGTATTTGTCACGCCACAACAACAACAATTCTTTGACTGATGCGATTTGTTCTTTTGTGTAGTTCTCAAAATAGGTGAATCCTTTGTATGGCTTATCAAGTTTGCACACATCTTTGACTTCTTTGCCTACATAATTGATGAACTTGCCGTTCTTCTCTACCAAGTATCCCCAATTACAAATCTCAATCCCGATGGATGTCTTGTCAAGTTTGGTGAATGGCACTCCTTGAAAGTGTGACGATTTAAGTCCCAAGTGATACGCCCAATGTTTAGACGAAAACCCTTGCACGATTTCACCCGTGCGACTTATCGCAACGCAGGTTGCGATGTTTACTGGATCAGCATCCCAAAATTGAAAGGTTGCAACTCCGTCACCACCTCCAGCGGTGTGATGCAAGTAGATTTGTGACTTCGGACATTCCTCTTTGTAGAATCCGTTGAAGGCAACTTGTTTCATTTGGAAAACTTGTCGATTGATGTGAATCCCAAACACAAGATGACAACCCATTCAACTGCTTCAACCAATTCTTTGTTTGGATGCAATTCAAGGCGTGTGCTGATCACTAATGATGTGAATAGTATCAACGCACCAATCACGCCAACAACTCGCTTAGAACTGATTTCCCCTTTGTCTCCCGTATCTCACAACATTCTACATCGGAATCTTAATCGGTTATCACATACACCGACAAAAATACAAATACAAAAAATGAAGAATCTAAATGACACAACGGCATCAATTGCAAACCGAAATTGTAGTTCGTTACAAATATGCAGTAGCACCCGGAATATCAGGTGGAATGATTATACCCGGTTCTCGTGAGTTCTGCCGTCAAATAGATAGAAGCAATCGTGTTTATTCTCGTGCGGATATTGATGCGATGTCAGCACAAACGGGGATTGATGTTTGGAGCAGACGAGGTGGATGGTATCACGACCCCGTGAGAGATGTGAATGTTCCACAATGCAGACACATTTGGCAACAACAATTATTAAGGAGAATTAAGAAATGACGAACTTTGTATATTTCATAAGCACCACTTATCTCAAGGACAACAGTCCTTTGAATGAGAATGTGGATGACAAGTTGCTGAAGTCAGCAATCAAAGAAGCTCAAGAGATCTATATTCGGGATGTCATCGGTTCAGGTATTTACAACCAATTGCAGACACAAGCATTCGCAGGAACTTTGACCAACTTGAACACCACCCTTTTGGATTCATACATCGCACCTTGTTTGAAGTATTATACTTTGACCGAAGCAATGTTGCCAATGACATTCAAGCTGATGAATAAATCGGTTGCATCTCGTGAATCGGACAATGCTCGTGCAGTATCCGTTGAGGAGATGACATTGATTGAAGGCAGATATCGTGACAAAGCGGAATACTATGCGAATAGGTTGCGTGATTACTTGCGTACCAATACGAATGACTATCCATTGTTCTTGAATCCCGGCAACACGATTGACACCATCAGACCGAAATCAACTGCATTCAGCGGAGGAATTTATTTACCACTAAGATATGACGATTGTTTCTTCAACTATGACTTCCCCCACGAGGACAAATAAGTGGCAAAAAAACAACGAAGCCAAACTTCTCAAATTCCTAAAAAATGACCTTAAACCAAATAATCAAAAAGATTCAGACCGCAGCCGAAAGCCATAAAATGGTCGGTCACTTTGGTGTTGGTCAACAATCCAATTTGACGGTTGAGAATGTCGAGTATTATCCATTGGTGTGGTTATATCCAGATGGCTTCAATTTGCAGTCAACTGGTAAGTTGATGACATACAATTTTGCATTGCTTGTGATGGATCGTGTGTTTGAATCTGAGAGCAACACGATTGAGGTTCTTTCGGATACTGCACAAATTATGTCGGATATTTTTGCATTGGTAGAAACCAACACGGAAACCGATGGTGACTTTGAGTTGAGCATCAACGGAAATGCATCACCATTCTATGATTCAAAAACTGACATACTTGCTGGATATGCAATCAACTTCCAAGTTCTCACTCCTTATCTCTCTAATAGTTGCGTTGTACCTGTGTAGTGTGATTTGGGCAATGTTCAATTTTGAAGAACATCCAAAGCCAAAAACACTATTGAAGGTAGAGATGCACGAAAGAATCGTGGAAAGAGAGAAAATAAAACGAAGCGTTCTAATCAAATATCTTAATCACTTGGATACAATCTACCTTGACACCTTCGAAAGTTCGTCAGAAGGTCTGAAACAAGCAATTGAGATACATCGTACACTTGACACAACTCTATGAAGAAAAACAATGTTCTCAAAATTGACAAGCCGTTTGAAGAAACGAAGGTTCTATTGATTAGTGATTTGCATTGGGACAATCCAAAGTGTGACCGGGTAACTCTAAAACGACATCTTGACTTGGCACTTGCCGGAAATAATGACATCCTAATCAACGGGGATTTGTTTTGTTTGATGCAAGGTGCGTATGATCCACGAAAGAGCAAGTCAGACATCCGACCTGAACACAATGTTGCAAACTACTTTGATGCCATTATTGAAACTGCGGTTGAATGGTTCACGCCCTATGCTCACAACATTAAGCTCATCGGATATGGCAACCACGAAACAAACATTCTCAAACGCCAAGAAACCGACATCATTGAAAGGTTTGTCACTTTGTTAAACTACAAAGCCGGAAGCGACATTCAAGTCGGTGGGTATGGTGGTTGGATTCGATACACCTTTGAGCAACACACCAAAACTTGTATGTATACAATGAAGTATATGCACGGATTCGGTGGTGGTGGTGCGGTGACTCGTGGAACAATTCAGCACAACCGGATGAGTGTGAATGTGGAGAATGCCGATGCTATTTGGATGGGTCATGTTCACGAGGACTATGAACTTACTTACACCGTTGAAACACTATCGGTGAAAGGAACTGTTTATCTCCGTGACATATTGATGATTCGTACTTCAGCATACAAAGAAGAATACGGGGATGGGTCAAAGGGATGGCACATTGAACGAGGTGCATCACCAAAGCCAATCGGAGGTCGTTGGTTGGTTATGAATCCAGTTCGTGAAGGTGACCATCGGAAGGTCATTGCTTACACCCACAAAACAATCTAAGAGTTAAAAAAACGCAAACGGATATGATCTTAAAGGTTCAAATTGTACACGAGCAAAAGAACGACAATTGGATGGGTTTGATTGAAGGCGAATCAGACATCGTTGAAATCGTTGAGGATGGTGCGATTGATTCTGCACAAATTGTGGGGGTGAGTGCTTACCACGAGTATTGCATTGTTTATATGCTCGGAGGTCACTCGTTTATATTGGAAGAAGAATATGATATATTTGTAAAGAGATGGATGCAGTCAACCCAAAACACTATAAGCAAGGATTAATCGAGTGCATTGATGCGATTGATTCAGCAACTACCAATAAAAAAGGAATCATCGCAGTTTGCACGGGTAACATAATCAAATACATTTGGAGGTGCGAAGATAAAAATGGCTTGGAAGATTTGTACAAAGCACGATGGTATCTTGACAAGCTCATTGAAACCAAAGAAAAACAATCGCCAAAAAGTGCTACTTTGTAGAATGTGGTTCTTGTTGTTTCTCATTCCTTTGACCAGTAATGGACAAGTATTGATTGATACTTGTGTAATCCAAGAAGCAAACCACTATTTGGTCAAGGGTGCGATTGCAAGAAGGCAAGTCACAATTCTTCGCAAAATTGTGACATCTGATTCCATCATCATTTCGGAGCAAGATTCTATCATCGTCAAGCAAAAGACAAACATCGGATACCTGAAGGAAGACAACAATGCACTTGTCAAGCGAAATAAAGCCATCTCACGCACTTTAATCAGTTACAAGATGCTGAGTGTGGTTCTAACCATTTTAAGCGTTGCGATGTGGCTCAAATAGATTTATCCAAATTGCCGGATGCACTTGATACTTATTTAGGTGACGCATCTCAAGGTTCACTCCTTCAGCAAATCATTGTTGAATGGTGGAATAAGAAGGTGATTCCACCCATTTGGGCGAATCTTGATGCCAACGGAACAAACGCATCATCCAAACTTCGCCAATCTTTCATTCCTGGTACTATCACCAAATCCCCAACATCAATCAACACCATTCTTTTGGCTGAGGATTATTGGGAGTTTATTGAATACGGAAGGAAGCCAACACGAGGAGGACATATTGAAGGCACTCCGTACTTGTGGCAATCGTTAAAAACTTGGATCAGTCAAAAGGGTATCAAACCAGCCGAAGGTCAAACATACGATTCACTCGCCAAAGCCATTGCAAAAAAGATTCACCGAAGCGGAACAAAGGCACAACCATTCTTAGAAAAGGCATTCACCGAATCCATTCAGATGGAATTGGTCAACGAGTTGAACGCTCGTTTCGGGGATTTGATATTCTCGGAAGACATAAAAATATAATTAAAAGTAAATTTTATTTGCATTATTGATTTGTTTATTTTACTTTTGTGCCGTTATGGATTACGCAAAAGCAATTGAAACAATCAAACTGAAACGAAGACAAGGTCTTTTTCAGATTGTCGCACGGAAGACCGGAGTATCACTTCCAACCGTTCGCAAGTATTTAGTCGATGGGAACATCGTTTCTCCCAAAGCCAAAGCCGTCATTGAGATTGCATTGAGGGAGGTGTCAAATGATTGAGTTGGCAATCAACGGATGGATTCTGACTTTGAAAGGTCGCATCTGCGAAGAGAAGTATGTCTACACAATTGAAGCGGTGGACAATTGGCTCATCGCAAACCACATTGAAGAACTTGACGATTATGTCAATTCAACCACCAGCGG